GCTTAAAAGAAATTAAACCCGCTACATTTGGCAAAGATGGCGGTGTAAAGTCTAGAGTAGCGTCTGAGATACCTTATGATAAAGCTGCAATGCAATCTTATATAGACAAACTAAACAAAGTAGCTATAAAACATGGCTTTAAAGTACTTGGTAGTGTTGATACAAGTTTTAAATCAGAACCTGATTTAACAAAACCATTGATGAGTACTGTTACTCTTTATCCAAACGGAATCGTTATTACTAAATCATTAAAAGATTGGTTAAAGAGTGTTAAAATAAACACACCATTAATTACAAGAGAACAATTTTTAAAAGCGAGTGACAGTAAAAATATATCACAGGATTTTGCCGGTCAAGATATAGACAAAATTATCAATGATACTATTGTTTATATCGCTACAATTAAACTTGGAGATGAAATATTAAGCAAAGCTACAAGTGAAATTGGCGATTTAGAAAAACACGAAGGTATAGTTGTAAGAGATACGAGTATTTACGGTAGTCCATTTAAAATAACAGGTGGATTTATTATAAAAGGTCTCGGCAGTAAGTTTAGTAAATAAATTTAATATATAGGTTATATGAAGAAAGCATCTGGTAAAAGCAATTTATCCATTGTACAAGATTATTTAGAAGGCAACCGTCCATTTTTACAATTCGGATATGATCCCAACTTAGAAAATAGTAAAAGAAAAGAAGGTGAACAGTGGGAAGACGCTTATGGTAATAAGTGGATAATGAAAAATGGTTATAAAAAACGATTGCCTAAAAAAGCAAAAGTAATTAACGAACAACGATGTAAATCCTGTAATGCCGATATACGTTTTGGCAATTATTTGGACGATCAAGTTTGGCCAAAAACTCAATTGTGTTATGATTGTTTTATAGAAGAAGAAACAAATCTTAAAATAATGGGAATATGGAAAGAATTTAATGAACTACGAGATATTCGTAATGAAAAAGCTATGTTGAATGATATCAAACAAAAGTTTGAAGAAACAAAAACTTGGTGTGAAAAACATATAGAAGGTAGACCAGTAACATTTGTGGAGGACGATGGTACTACAGAAGTATGGGAAGGCAAAGAAGACTACAGTAAAATATATAATGATGTTACTGCTGATTTAAATGTAGTATATGAAAGACTTTCGATAATTGATGATAGAATAAAAGAATTAGAGGCTATCTATGAGTCAGCCAAATCTAAGAGAAATAATAAAAAGTGAGTATAAGAAGTGTATAGAAGATCCTATATACTTCATGAAAAAATACGTAAAGATACAACATCCTGTAAGAGGAACTGTAAACTTTGAACTGTATCCTTTTCAGGAAAACACTTTAATAGAATTTGTAGAAAATAGTTTAAATATAGTTCTCAAAAGTCGTCAAATGGGTATCAGTACACTTACAGCAGCTTATAGTTTATGGTTGATGACTTTTCACAGTGATAAGAATATTCTTTGCATCAGTATTACACAAGAAACCGCAAAAGAAATAGTTACTAAAGTACGTTTTGCTAATGACAATTTGCCAACTTGGTTAAAGGTACCATGTGTAGAAGACAATAGATTGAGTTTAAGATTAAAGAACGGTAGTCAAATTAAAGCCGTCAGTAGTGCCGGTACAGCAGGTCGTTCCGCTGCACTTTCTTTGCTCATCATAGATGAAGCTGCATTTATTGACGGAATTGAAGAAATATGGTTATCCGCACAATACACATTAAGTACCGGCGGTAGAGCTATTATATTAAGTACACCAAACGGTGTTGGTAATTTCTTCCATAAAACTTGGGTTGAGTCTGAGGAAGGTAAAAATAAATTTAAAACTATACGATTACCATGGCATTTACATCCAGAAAGAGATCAGGCCTGGCGAGATAAACAAACAGAACTGTCAGGTGTAAAAGGCGCTACACAAGAATGTGACTGTGATTTTGCAACATCAGGCAATCAAGTTGTAAGTACAGATATTCTCGAATTTTATAAACAAACATATATAAAAGACCCTGTAGAAAGAAGAGGTAATCAACAAGACTTATGGATATGGGATTATCCAAACTATAGCAAAAACTATATGGTTACAGCAGATTGTGCTAGAGGTGATGGTGGTGACTTTAGCGCATTTCATGTAATTGATATAGAAACTATGGAACAAGTTGCGGAATATAAAGGTCAATTAACTACAAAAGACTATGGTAATTTATTAGTAACAGTATCAACTGAATATAATAATGCATTACTTGTTGTAGAAAATAACAATCAAGGATGGGCAGCTTTACAACAAGTTATAGACAGAGATTATCAAAATACTTTTTATAGTTCCGCTGATTTAGCTATTGTAGATGTTGAAAAAACTTATACTAATAAATTAAACTCGGCGGATAAGAAATTGGTGCCTGGATTTACTACTACTACTAAAACTAGGCCTTTAGTTATTAGTAATATAGAACTATTTTTCCGTCAAAAACAAGTTATTGTAAAATCAAATAGATTATTAGAAGAATTAAATGTTTTTGTATGGAATGGAGCAAAAGCAGAGGCTATGAAAGGTTATAATGACGATTTAGTGATGTCATTTGGTATAGGATTGTGGGTAAGAGAAACCGCTTTAAGACTTCGTAGTGAACAAATAGCATATAGTAGAGCTATGCTTGGTAAAATAACTAAAAAAGATTCCGGTGTTATGGTTACTAAAGACATACGGGATGTAAGTCCTATAGATGATCCTATGAAAACATGGCAATTTAGTGCGGACGGAGTACAGGGTGGAATGGCTGGAGGTAAAAAAGAAAGTTTAAACTGGTTATTGTAAATACTTATATAATATAATATAAAATTATGGCTGATAACACATTTCAAGAGCTAAAAAACCGTTCATTATTTGCTAGATTAAAACGATTGTTCAGCAACGATGTTATTGTAAGAAATGTCGGTGGTAAGAAACTAAAAGTAATAGATACCGATGAAATACAATACGCCACAGATCGTAACAGCCTAAGAGATCGTTTCAACAGACTTCGTACAACATCATATAATCAATATACAAGAGACTTTAATTTAAGTTATCAAAGTAGTAGAGTAGAATTGTTTAGAGATTATGATTGTGTAGGACCGGATACGATTATACCTTTACCTGATGGTACTAAACCAACTATAGCTGAATTAACGGAGAGGTATAAAGATAAACCTCAAGAAAGGTTTTACGTGTTTTCATACGATCACGAAACTGACAGTATAAAATTAGGCAAAGCGTATCATCCTAGAAAGAAAGGAAAACGTCAGGGTTACAAAGTTACATTTGACAATGGTCAATTTGTCATGGCCAGCCTTAAACATCCTTTTATGATGCGTGATGGTACCTATAAACGAACATTTGAGTTACGTGTGGGGGATTCTGTTATGCCTTTTTATCAGAAAGAATATGGATATAATAAACACGGATTTAACAGATATCGACGTTTGTATAATTTTTCGAAAGGATGGCAAGCAGAACATAAAATTGTTGCTGAACAGTTTTACAGACCTCTTGAAAAAAATGAAGTAGTTCATCACTTGGATATAAAAGGTTCAAATAATTTACCTGATAATTTATTGATCATGGATTGGAAAGAACATAAACAGTATCATAGTGAATATAATAAAAATGTATTGTGGGGTGAAGAAAATTACGAAAATCAACTTAAAAAATTAAAAAGTCACCCGAATTATATCGACAGAAATATTCATCATTGGAATGGAGAACGTGCGGGTGAAAATAATCCGTTTTATGGAAAATGTCATTCAAAGGAATCGAATCAGAAACGTTCAACTAAATTAAAAAAAGTATTTGTGGATAGAGTTCAATACGGAATTACAAATCCAAAATATAGACACGATATAACTTTTGATAACGTAAAACAAAAAGCATATGAGTATTACAAAGAATATTCGAAGATTAACTTGTGGGACTTCATAGAACATATCAATTGTGATCATTCCACTCTTCAAAATCGACTTAAAAAAGAAGGACATGATTGGAAATCATTTAAACAAAATGTTGAATCTACGCTTAATCATAAAATTGTATCAATTGAACAAATCGGTGAAATTGATGTTTATGATGTAACCGTCGAAAAATATGAAAATTTTGCCACAGACAGTTGTTTCGTCTCAAACACGATGGATATGGATCCAATTTTGGCTTCAGCATTGGACATTTATTCAGATGAATGTACGACTAGAAATGAAATGGGGAATATAATCACTGTTCGTTCTAACAATGATGAAATTAAAAACATATTAAATAATTTATTTTATGACATCCTTAATATTGAATTTAATTTATGGAGTTGGACTCGTAGTATGGTCAAGTATGGTGATTTTTATCTTAAGTTACATATTAGTCCAGAATATGGTGTATATATGGTTGAGCCACTCAGCTCTTACTATGTTACTCGTATTGAGAATGCACATTTAACAAACAAGAATTTCGTTCGTTTCCAAGTCAATTTACCATATGGTAATAAAATTGAAGAATGTGAAAATTATCAAATAGCTCATTTTAGATTATTAAGTGACAGTAATTTTTTGCCTTATGGTAAGAGTATGTTGGAAGGCGCTCGTCGTGTCTGGAAACAGTTAAGTTTGATGGAAGACGCAATGTTAATTCATCGTATTATGCGTGCTCCAGAAAAAAGAATTTTTAAAATTGATATCGGTAATATTCCTCCAAACGAAGTTGATAATCATATGGAACGAATTATTGCTCAAATGAAAAAAGTTCCTTACCTGGATCAAAATACAGGTGACTATAATTTGAGATTCAATCTACAAAACATGGTTGAAGACTTTTTCTTGCCCGTTCGTGGTGGTGATAGTGGTACGAGTATTGAAAATTTAAGCGGACTTGAGTGGACCGGTACCGATGATATTGAATATCTGCGTAATAAGATGATGGCAGCTCTTAAGATTCCAAAAGCATTTTTAGGTTATGATGAAAGTTTAAGTGGAAAAGCTACATTAGCAGCTGAAGATATACGATTTGCTAGAACAATACAACGAGTGCAAAGGATTATTGTAAGCGAATTGAATAAAATCGCTGTAATTCATTTGTATAGTCAAGGTTATAGAGACGAATCATTGGTAGATTTTAGTTTAGAATTAACAAACCCATCTACAATATTTGAAAAGGAAAAGATTGATGTTTGGAAGAGTAAAGTTGAAGTCAGTAAAGATATGTCTGAACAAAAATTGTTTAGTAAGAAATGGGTATATGAAAATGTCTTTGGTTTGAGTGACCGAGATATGATTGAGTTACAAAAACAAATTGTAGATGATTGTAAAAGTAGTTATAGATTTAAACAAATTGAAGAAGAAGGTAATGATCCTGCTTTATCATTTTTAAAATCAAAAGAAAAACAAGGTGAAGCTGATAGTGGTGTCGAAGCTGATAGTGGTGGCGAAGGTGATAGTGGAGAAGAAACTAGTAGTGTAGGAAAAACTAGTGATGACGAAGCTGGTAGAACAAGTGGAAGTGAACCTCCTAAATTAAGTGAACGAGATCAAACAGGTCGTAAAAAAGCTAGTAATTATCCATTTGGAGAAGATCCATTAGGTACACTAGAAAACAATAGAAACGCCGATTTATCAGTAAGCCATAAGTATAAAAATAGATCACCTTTGTCATTAGAATCATTAAGTGGTTTAAATGATTTATTAAATACGGTAGATGAAGAAAAACACATTTTAAGAGAAGGAGAAGAAAAATCCTTTATGGATGAAACAAATTTAAAAGAATAATATAAATAACAGATATTTATTCATTTTTCTTATATTTATAAATAATAATATTAATATGCATAAAAGAGCAAAACATTCTAAATTTAAGAATGCTGGAATATTGTTTGAATTGTTGACTCGCCAAATCACAGCTGACATTTTGGCGGGACGTGATGAGTCGTTTACCAAGAACTTAATGTTTAAATATTTCCATGAAAGTAAAGAGTTGGGTAAAGAAGTCCAACTCTATAATTTTGTTGTCCAACAAAGCAGCAAAGATACCGTTTCCGCTGACCGTATTCTAAATGTTGTTTTGCAAACTCGTTCTAAGTTAAACGAAAAAGAATTAGACAAACAAAAATATAATCTAATTAAAGAAATTAAAGAAAAGTATAATATTGATGAGTTCTTAAAAAATAAGATTCCAAATTATAAATTATACGCTTCAGTTTATAAATTATTTGAAGATAGTACAAAGAATGAAATTAAGTTTGATGTAAAAGAATTGATTGAAAGTAGAGAGTATATTGTTGAAAATTTAATTCGTGAAAAGAGAAATGGTGACGATTCATTGGATATATATGGTAATCAACCTGCTGAAGTTCGTTTAATCGCTTACAAATTCTTGATTGAGAACTTTAATAAGAAGTATAGTAATTTGTTACCAGACCAAAAAAAATTGTTAAAGGAATATATTACTAATATAAGTAATTCTGGTAAATTTACACAATTTGTTAATGATGAATATAAAAGAGTTTCTACTATTTTGAAAGAAAATATTCAAAGTATTAATTCAGAAGTTGTAAAAATTAAAATGAACGAAGTTATTAGTCAATTTTCTTCCAAAACTCTTAGTGGCGTCGTAAAAGAAAATCAATTAACATCTTTACTCAACGCATATGAATTAGTTGAAGAACTCAAAAAAATCATTAATGAAAGCAAGTCTTAAACAAAAAGTTAAGAAAGCACTTGAAGCTTTTAAACTACGCCAAGAAGCCAGTACAACGGGTACTATGGGTGTTGCTACAGGCGGAGCACATATAGGCGGTGATATTGGTACTACTCCGTTTGCTTTTAGTAGAAAAGGTGCTAGACCAAGTGTTATACATCAAGCCGGATTTACACCCGCTAAAAAAGTTAAAAAAAGTTCGAATTACAAGCTGGAAAATCAAATGTATAGTGAACCAGCTTATTCTACACCTGCTCAAAATATTGAACCTGTACCAACTTATGTTGATAAAAACGGTCTGGTACAACATAATGATCCTGAAATAGATCCTAATTTGGTTGGTTTTAAACAAGGTCAATTACCTGTAACAGAAGGTTTTAATGGTTTAAAATATGAACAACAAGATCCGCCGGCTCCACAGGCAATTCCCCAACAACCAGTACAACCAAAAGCTGAACCTCAGGTTAGTGTAATATCGTATGATATTCAACCAGATTTTACAGCGTTTGATCAAAAGTTAAAAAATAGTACCGAATCACTTAAGGTTAATTTACAAAAGACTGTGCAAGATAAAATTCTTAGTAAAAAGATTGTTGTAAGAGCTAGTAAAGGATTTAAACAACCTGAAGCTGATTACACGATTAACGTTACCGGTGTAAGTATTGATTATTATTATGACCGTTATGTTATTATAATAATCGGTCGTGAAGAAAATAAACAAAAAATCGCTAAATTCTTTGTTAAGCCTGGTTTTAAAATTAAAATATTAGGTAATGCTGATAAATTGAAGCCTAAAGATCAATATCAAGTTGCTAAATCTAAAGCTCTTGTACAAGATCAACCTTCGGCAACACCCGCAAATACCGTAACAAGTGATCAAGAACCTATTTCACCTGCGCAACCACAACAACCCATAGCTGGTACTCAACCAGGTACTCAACCTGCTGCTCAACCAACCGCTTAATTATATGAAACAAGTATTAATTGATGTATTACCGTTTGAATTCAAAAAGTCATCGTTGAATGAATCGTACGCTGATGGTAAAATGGTAGTTACCGGTGTACTTCAAAGAGCGGATGCAAAAAATCAAAATGGTAGAGTTTATCCAGTTGGTATTTTAAAAAGAGAAGCTGAAAAATACATGGATAACTTTGTTAAACAACGTCGCGCTATGGGTGAACTTGATCATCCAGAATCGTCAGTCGTTAACTTAAAAAATGTGAGTCATAATATTATTGATATGGGATGGGATAACAAAGATTTAGTAGGTACAGTTGAAATTCTTCCTACACCAAGTGGTAATATTCTTAAGGATCTTCTCAAAGCTGGCATATTATTAGGTATTAGTAGTCGTGGTCTAGGATCCGTCAAAAAAGATATGAGAGAAAATGCAGACGTGGTACAAGACGATTTTGATTTAATTGCATTTGACTTTGTAAGTAATCCAAGTACACAAGGAGCTTTTATGTATCCACAAGGAAAGATAAATGAAAGCGTTGAAACTAGAATTATTAATCCATTTAGTAATGTGGAACGAATAATTCATAACATTCTATCAGATTTATAATATTTATAATAGTATGAAATTAAAACATTTACTAGAAAATTCTACCGAACACGCGTATACTCCTCTTACTATTTACGAAAAGAAAAAGATGTATG